CCGTGAAGCGGCGATCCTGGAGTCCCGGCACCCCACCCCCCAGCCAAACGGCCTCGCCGTCTACAGGCCCTCGCAGGCCCCTCTACGGGCAAATCGACTTTTAACGCCTACCAAGCCCCAAAATCGCTGTGGCTAAGGTGCCCCCCCGAGGGAAAGGACTCGCGTAAGCGGGTCTTTTCCTAAGGGGACCTTGACACAACCATATCAATCCCAGACTAAGTCGTTGATTCTAAAGGACTTAACCCCCTATCACCATCCCCGTGATTTTGACCCAATCCGTGTCAAAATCCCCTAACTCTATGCGTCTAAAGGACTTACAGCTGACACCCCACCCCCCTTTCCCGGCCTGAAATCTCGAGCCTTCAGCCCCCTAACTCCTGTAGAATCAACAACTTACGGCTGACACACCCGTATTGGGTGCAAATGTACCCATATCACGACACTTCACCTCTAAACGCCTGCATCTAAAGGACTTAGCTTAGTGACACAGCGCGTGACACGGCCAAATTATCGGGGGTTTTGGCCCCCTACACCACCATTAGCCATTTGTCAAGGGGTCAAGTCCTCTAGAGGAAGTCATGTCGGGCCAACAGCGCAGAACCCCCTTGCATTTTAGCCAAAGATGTGCTATACTCCTCTCAAGATTGACCTGGAAAGGGGGCTCCCCTGAGGCAGCTGCGCCAAATCCTCCTCCCCGCGGCACCGCCTGGGGTTGCAGCCCCCTTTCCACCTTTACATGCCCCTCCACCTGGAGCACGGGCCTGTAGAATCGACAAAAGATGCTGAGAGACAAGAAACAACAACAGGCCAGAGCCTTAAAAATGTTGGAGATGCGGCTTCTCCAGAACAAATCCGACAAAGAGATCGCGAAAGACTTCGGCGTCTCACCCCAGGTCGTCCACAAGGCCATGAGCCTGGCCAAGAAGGCCGACATCGTCGTCTCGTTCGAAGACAAACTCATGAACGAGCTCCTGCCCCTGGCCTACGAGGCCACGCGGGCGGCCCTGATCGAGGGCAATGCCAAAATTGGCATGGAGATCATGAAGGGCGCAGGAATTGTGCGGGCTAATCAGCCCACCACTCTGGTCCAGGCCCACAACGACCACGACCTCGCCGCTTATATCACGAAGAAACGCCAACACGCGCTCTTGGAGGAGCAAACTCTTGATGGAACCCTTGTCTCAGCCCCCCTCGCCCTTCCCCCACACGACTCCAGCGCCAGCCTTCGAGGCGACTCGCCAGGTGATCCGCTCGATGGCCCGAGCGATGTTCCAGTCCTCGCTGGATTCGAAGAAGTACCCGCGTCGACAGCGCCGACTTGCGGCCCGACTGGCGATTCAGAACCTCAAGCCCCGATTGGAGACTAACTAATGTTTGATCTTTTTAAAGACGCGCTCATGTCGGGCCAGTTTCGCATGTCCATTGATTCCGAGAAGCTCCAAGACGGCACCTACAAGGCCACGTGGACTGCGCCCAACGGCACCAAGGTCGAGCATGTCGATGCCTCGCAGGCAGAGGCGCATCGCCAGGTCACGGACGCCGTGCGCAACGGCGTGATGGACGGGACGCTCGAACTCGCCCGGTAATGAAGAAATCCGTCCCGCTAAAGTCCAATCAGCCCCACGACGAGATTGGCTACATCCCCTTTGCCGACTGCATTGCCGACCCGTTGCTGCTGAAGACTCTGTGGGACGACCTGTCGATTCCCCAACAGGTCTCATTGAAAGCCTTCTACGGTCTGCCCCTGGTCTCCGACAAGGAGCTTGACACGTGGGCCGTCCTCCAAGACTCGTGTGTCTACGATGCCCTGGGCTACCCCACCAGCATCACCCGGATCCCCTACACGCCGCGAGAATACTCACTGCTCGTGGGCATACTAGGCCGTCGGAGCGGTAAATCCTCGACCATCACGGCGTTAGCCGTCCTGTATGAGGCCCTCTTTGGCGGCCACCTGGCTGAGGTCCAGCCCGGCCAGGACGTCGTCATCCCCTATATTGCGCAGGATCTGGCCACGGCGAAGGCCAATATGATCTTCATTGCCCTCCTCGCTCAGCGGGTGCCCATGCTGGCGGCCCAGATCATCTCCGCCTCCCGCGACAAGATCGAACTGAAGAACGGCATCACCATCCTCCCCGAGCCCCCGGCCATCAAGACGGGCCGCGGATTTGCCATGCCGGTCGTGATTGGCGATGAACTGGGCTTCTGGTATCGCACGGCCGAGGCGGCCAACCCCGACTACGAAGTCCAACGCGCCGTCAGCTACGCCCAATTGCAGTTCAGCCGGTCGAAGCAGTTCCTCATCAGCACCCCCTACACCGAAGAGGGTTTGCTCTGGGACTACTACCGAGCGGGCACCGCGGGCTACAAGGCCGCCCTGGATGACCGGGACGAATACGCCGACTGCCTCGTCCTCCAAGCCTCCACCGCGGCCATGGAGAATCCCCGCATCACCAAGAAGAAGCTCCAGTCCATCCTGGCCGACGATCCCGAAGCCTTTATCCGCGAGTCCCTGGCCCGCTTTGTCCACTCCATCAGCGGCTTCCTGCCCAGCGACCTTGTGTTCGAAGCCACCAACGGCAACAAGGCGGAGCGTACTCGGGCCGAGAATGAAGCCTCCCAGGTCATGCCCCTTTACGTCGCGGCCATGGACCCGGCGTTCCGACACGACACCTTTGCCTTCACCATCTTCCACATGGACCCCCAGGGCAACGTGATCCAGGACCTCTTGAGAACCTGGACCCCCGACCAGAAGGCGGGCATCCGTCTCGACCCCACCGCGATCATGACCGAGATCGGCAACATCCTGCACCAGTGGAACATCAACATCGTCTACTCCGACCAATACCAGCTCGAAGCTCTGCAGCAGCTCGCCCTACGCCACCAGTTCAGCATCATCGGCCACGACTTTACGGGCCGCTCAAAAGCCAAGATGTACGGGTCACTCCTCCACCTCTTGAGGACCAAGAAGATCCAGCTGCTCAACGTCCCGACCATTGTGTCCCAATTGACCCAGCTCCAGAAGAAACTCAATCCGATGGGCCAAATCTCCATCGCGGCTCCGGCGGGCAAGCACGACGACGTGGCCTCGGTCATTGCCATGGGCGCGATGTTCGCCCTGCAGAACATGCCCTTTATTAAGCCCCTGATCAAAGCCCAGACCTTGTTCGAGCAAGGGGTCGAGTCCATCATGCGCAAACGGTCACAGTCGGAAGAAGTATGGAACTAGTCACCAAGAAACCCCGTAAGCCCTACACCAAGCGAGCGCCGAAGCCCGTGCAGCCCGACCAGTCGGCCCTTATTGGGGAGCTTGTCTCGCTGGTCCGCGAGGTGTCGGCTCAGCAGAACAAGGTCTTGTCAGGGGCCATGGAGGCCCAGGTCGCCCAGGCTGAGATGCTGAAGACCTGGATGAGCATGTTTGTGCCCCAGTCGGGCGCCTCGAAATCTACGAACGAACTGGACCGGGACGCCATCCGGAACAACGCCGAACTGGCCGAGTGGGAAGAAGTCCTCAATCCCCTCTCCCTCGACACCCTGATGTCCGATACCTTGCAGAAGAGCTAATCTATGGCCCCATACGATACGCCCGCGCCGCTCGCCCCGATTGGTCCCGACAAGCCCACCGATACCCAGCTGGCCGTCGGAGCGGACAAGCCCGAGTCCCTATCGGATGGGGCCCTGGTCGCCGAAATCTACAACAAGTACGACGTCCGTCGCCAGATGCGGAGGCCCTACGAGGTACAGTGGTACCTCAACGCCTCGGCCCTGCGCGGCTTTCCTGACGTCCGGTGGAACCAGGAGCTGTCCCGGCTTGAAATGAAGCGGGAACCGGCCCACCGTAAACGGCACCGGATCAACCACATCAAGCCCAAGTACGTCGCCAGGGTGGCCAAGTACACCAAGGTCCCGCCCAACCCGACCGTCATCCCCGCCACCACCGACCGCACCGACATCTTCAACGCCCGGGCCTCGCAGAAGATGCTCGAATACTTTACGCGCAAGGGCAACATGCGTGCCAAGTACATGCAAGCCATGCAGTGGGTGCCCCTGACGGGCAAGGCCTTCTGGTGGTTCCGCTACGACGCCGACAAGGTCGCCTACGCCCCCACCAAACTCGACGGCCGACGGGAGCCCATTCTCGGCGAAGTCGAGCTGGACTACGGGTCGGCGTTCGAATTCCTCCCGGCAGACCCGGGCATCGAACTCCTGTGCGACCAGCCCGAGATCATGCGGGCCCGCCTCATCCCCGTCAAGGATCTGGAAAAGAACCACCCCAACGCCGGTCCCATCGCCACGGAATCCACCTCGGCCGACCTCTTCTTCTATCAGCGCCAGATCGCCGACCTGGGCACCCGCCAACAGGGCATGGCCTCACGCTCAGTCCAGTACACCCTGGACGACCAATCCGGTGGCTACGCCCTCCAGATCGAGACCTTCACCAAACCGTGCGCCCTCTACCCCCAGGGCCGCTACGTCATCGTTGCGGGCCAGAAATTGCTGAAGCGCCAGGACACCCTCCCGGGCGACTTCCAGTATGTCCACACCAACCCCTACCCGTGCGTCGAGTTCACGGACGATATCGCCCCGGGACAGTTCTGGCCCGACGCCTTCGTCGAGCGGCTCGTCGGCCTCGCCTCCGAGTACAACGAGTATCGCTCCAAGATGTCCGAGAACATGGCGATGCACTTCTTCCCCAAACTCATGGTGTCGAAGCAGCTGAACCTGGATCCGGGTGCCTACACCTCCGAAGCGGGTGAGCGCCTGGATATCAACACCATTCCGGGTGTCCCGGCCCCGTCGTTCCTCCAGCCCGCCAACGTCATCGGCGATGCCTGGAACATCCTGAACACGATCCGTCGGGAGATGGACGACATCACCCTGATCTACCCGTCCGCCGTCGGCGGCACGGGTGGCGCCAACTCGGGCTTCCAAACCAACCTCCTCCAGGAAGCGGCCGACCAGGTCCACGGTCCCGCCATTGGCCGCAACGCCATGGCTCTCGAAGAAGCCTACATCAAGATCCGCCACTTGATGAAGACCTGCTACAACATTCCCCGACTCATCACCATCGCGGGCCGCAACAACATCCCCGAAGTGTATGAGTTCTCGTCCGACCAGGTGGACGAGCAGGCGGATGTCCGCATCGAGCCCGACACCATGATGCCGATGTTGCGGTCGGTCCGCGTCGACATGATCCGTGGCATGTATGGCGACGGACTGTTCGGCGACCAAAAAGATCCCAACACCCGCAAGCGCGTCATGGATATGATCCGCATGGGCTACAGCGACTTCGAAGTCGACCGCGAACAGCGCGACCAGGAGCAGGCCCAGTTCGAGAATATCCGCATGGTTAAGGGCGAAGACCTGCTCAAGCCCATGGTCTGGGAGAATCACCAGATCCACTGGGAGGCCCACGTTGACCTCTTCAAGTCGCCCGAAGCGTCCGAGTGGCCGTCCGAGGTCATGGTCAAATACGCCTGGCACGCCATCATCCACTTGAGCTACATCGACCAGGAAGCCGCCCTCAAGATGTCTGGCGAGTTTGGCCTCCGCGACCAGCTCCAGGAACTGCTGGACCTCCAGAAGCCACCCGCACCCCCACCCCCCCCACC